TCAGGAACCTCAGGTGTTTCAGGAACCTCAGGTGTTTCAGGAACCTCAGGTGTTTCAGGAACCTCAGGTGTTTCAGGAACCTCAGGTGTTTCAGGAACCTCAGGTGTTTCAGGAACCTCAGGTTCATTTTCCGGAGGCTTCTCATTCTTTTTTGTACGTTCCATAATTGATAGTTTTTAATGAAATGACTTGATTAGTCAACTTCAGTTTATGACATGTGTACAATACCACACTTGCCGTTGATGTCAGAACGAATCTGCGGAACCTCGATAGTCATTACCTTGTACTTGGTAACCATATTACCTTCGGTCTTCCACTCAACGTTCTGGAGAGCCATACCTCTTACAAGACGTACAACGTCAGATGTCATCTGGACGAGAAGAACGTTGTTTGCAGGAAGTACGTCAATCACTTTGATACCCTTGATTCCGGCAATGCCAAGGAGCCGCTGCCTTACCGTCACAGTAGGAGCGGTATCGGGGTTAGCACCAACATAGTCATCATCAAGAACAGTCTCATAAGCGGCAGGAATGTAAAGCATCCACGGCCCATAGTGCAGCGCAGTCAAACTTGCCTGCTTCATCTCAAGAACATCCTGAAGAATCATCTTGCCAGTGCAAGCCGAGTTGTCCCAAGGAATACTCAGGTTAACAAGGTTACGATCCGGGAAGTTGATATAACTGTAAATCGTGTTACGTCCACGGGTGTCTGTTTCACCATAGGAATATGTAACATCGGTAATCAGCATATTCTCCTTCAGTTCGAGAATCCTGCGAGCTGCCCTTTCTGCCATAGTCGTGTCAAGGGGATTCCCCATATTACGACTGGCGGCAAGAACACGGGCGTTGATTTCGTAGTCAGCATGAATTATCGGGAGGGGCAGGTAATTGTGCTGGAAGACAACACGGTCGTTGTTACCACGGGTAACACCGTCCATTGTTACTACAGCATTCATACCTTCACTCACGTCATGCCACTCAAGCACCGTAGTGCCAAGTCCGTTGCCAAGGTTATACACAAGACCATTGGAAATAAGGTCTTCCACACCACCAAGGCGATAACGGGAAGGTTCTACAATCGCTTCATCCAAACGCTTCCACTCATCCCTGCGGAGAGTAGCACCAGCGTATGACTGAATAACTGCATAACTCTCGGGCTTCCTGGGGTCACCCCCTTTGTAAACGGTCATATACGCACGGCCGTCTCTCCCGATAAATGGACGCATACGGCCCGTATCCATACGGCCGTTGTTAAGGATCATCTGAGCAACCTGCCCCTGAGCCTGTCCATTCGCGATAAGATCAACAAAGATATCATTCATTGTATTTTCCTCCTATTTTTAATTAACGAACTCTTACCGGAATCCTCCTGTAAATAGAGAGGAAATTGATATCACTGTCTTCTGAACCGGCAGCAGTACTGACAGCGTCAAGGGCGACGCCGACAATAGCATTCTGGTAGATTGCATTCACTGAACCTTCATCAGGTACGTGCTTGATCAATCGGCCACCTGCATCCGACTCAAGAAGGTCACCCTTCGCAATCGTCTGCCCGTCAGCAATTATCCCGTAGAACACCTCTCCAGAATTAAGAATCCATACCTGGACCTTATCATTGGCGGCGTAAGCGTCATCGATTCCTTTTCCCTGAAGCTCATCTTCCAGAGCAACCATTACAGGAACAACGTTTCCCCCGGAAGTGGCATGGGCTTTTACCTTACCGGCAGAGTCCATCTCCACAACCATACCCGGATATATTGCATCGGCTGCAATAAACTCCTCGATAATATCCAGGTACTTTTTGATTTTAATAGTGTTGTAAGCCATTGTTTATCCTCCTTACTTTTTAGGTGTTTCTTCAACCATAGGAGGAAGCATCGGCTCTTCAGCACCAGCGTTCGTCCTGATTGGGACTTCACCACCAAGTGAATAATCAACCACTTCCTCTTTCTTGACAGACTTGAACACTCTCTCAAGGTTCGCGTCGTCCATTCCATTCAGTACTTCATCAGGCCACAGTTCTTTCGAAGTGTTTGCCTGAATCCCAGAGATCATACTCCTCTTTTTCTCCGCACGCATGTTTGCCACAAAGGCAAGGTCGGCTTCCTGCTGCGGAGTGAGTTTGTTCACTTCGATTTTCTTCTCAACGACCTTCTCAGTCTCAATTGGCTTCATTTTATCCAACTGAGCTTCGGAGAGCGTCTGAAGAAAGTCCCTGTCATCTTCCGTCCAGCGACCCTGACTGTTTGCAATCAGATGGTCAACCTTCTCTTTGATGCAGGGGGCGCATTCTTTACTCATGTTTACCTCCTTTTGGTTAATACTTAAATTATTAGTCACATACTCCACCTTTCGATGGACTTCAACAGGATTCCCCGTCAAATCAAGTTTCCCGCTCTCATACGAATAATCCTGTTTATACATTTTGGTAGCACCTTTGCTACTCTTGCTATATATCAAGTAGGTGTCAAACATCTCCTCCAAGTAACTGTAAGAGTCATCCCCATCTAGTGCCCGTAACGCCGAATAAACAGCATCCAGCTTCTCTTTGTACCCAGCATCGGCATGATTACCGATTGCCCGTGTGGCAACACCTTGCCTGTTTAATGCAAGAACAAGATCCTTACCTTTTAATGTTCCTTCAATTGATACCTGTATCATGTCATTTTGTTTATTGTTTCGCAAACCACACCCATCCTCACAAGAACAGGCCCCAACGAACTCTGTAAGTATGGCAAGGTGATCCGGCCGATAGTTGTATGCTTTTGCTACGTACTCTTCCCCGTTCCAGACACCCTTTTCTTCCTCTTCCTCCGAAAATACCCCCACGCTAACTTCAATAAGTTTATTATTTGTGATGTCTTCAAGTATTTCAGGAGCAATCGAATTAAGTTTCTCTTCATCCAACCAAACTTCCGCGCATAATCTCGTTCCATCGACATTCGTATTATATACCCGTCCAACTGTTCGCTTATCAATAACCTCGGGAGAGTTCGCTGAAATCGGAGTACCGGACTCATCCTCCGGGTGATCCATCACAACAGGGATACCATTCCAAGCAGCCGGAATTTTCCCAAGTTCATCAATTTTATGGAGAAGTGGTCCATGGCTTCCATTATGTACCCCCTCTACCATCATTACAACAGGTACCACATAACAGGGTCTTTCCTGATGTACAGTAAGGGTGACTTCATAATCTGAGTCAGGTCGGTTCTTGTACACTGCGTAAGCACCACTGTTTGCGTTAACAACGCCGTTTGCCTGTTTTATTGCCTTGGCAGCACACTCCTCATCAGTACCACCTTTCTTCATACACAATGCCAAAGCGACATTGGCAATACGAACCCATTGTTTCTTTTGTTTGTCACTCAAGCCCTTCTTGTGCTTGTCAACATCTGCTACGGTCCATGGCATATCTCATCCTCCTACCTTATTTTATACTTCAAAAGTTCCTCAATATATGGAAGTGCAATACAACGGCATTGTGGATGCTGTGGTATCATTGGTTCTATCTCATCCAACGTGAAAACCTTCCCTTCCAAACTGGCACACTTTGAACATACGCGATCATCCCCAGCCGTTTTCCATTCAGCCTTTACTACAATATTCAATAAACCTTGATTTCTGTATTCTTGTATGGTACCCAAATGGTGTGCCCGAATAATCTCCGTGCGAGCAAGAATCTCAGCCCGACGTGCAGCAGGGATAAACCTACCTAATGTATCTGTTATGCCTAAATCACCCATTCCTGTACCATTAATTGTCGATACTAACTTACGAGCCAACAATCGCGGACCATCTCCATCCGCTAATCCCTGAGCTAATATACGACTAATTTGTGAATCCATTGCGGAAGTGATCCCTTTTAAATCTGTGAATAGCCTTGTGTACAGTAAACCAAGACGATCCAAATGCATTGGTAACCCCAACAATGTTGCAGCCCCTCCGATCATTTCAAGTGGAGTAAGTTCCATACCAAGTTGCCCCATCTCATATCGCGCTCTGAGAACCCCTCTTTTATAAGAATCGTAGATGTATTTATTTGTCCAAACGGATTCAATTGCAGTACCTATTTGATCAAGATCCTGTATTGTCAAAATACCTAACTCCACCTGTTTTTCTAACCACTTCATAAACGCCGCAATCTTCTCTTGGCTCCGTAAGAACGCATAAGCTTCTCTTGGTGGAGATTGCATTTGGAAGGTATGTAATTTCTCTTTCAAACCAAAGCAGTCGTTTTGATAAACACCTATGGCAACTACGGCAGCCAACTCTTTGAAACGCCTGCGGAAGTCTGCTGCGAAAGCGTTTCTCAATGCGGTCGTATGCGTAGGATCGTAGTTCTTACGAACGGCTTCAGTATATGTTGCTACTTCACTCATTTTGTTCTACTCATCGTATTCTTCTTTGTCGGCTTGGCCGGTGTGCTCTTTGCACCACCTGCCGGAGACTGCCCTGGCATCACAACAGGCTCAGGTTCCAACTCTTCCAAAATCTTGTCATACAAGTCTTCTTGTGAAATAAGCTCATCACGTTGCTCACGGATAAGTGTAATCTGTTCCGGGGTCAACCCTAAGAACAAGTCAAAGAAGGCATCCGGCGGAACAATAGCCTCAGACATTGGACTGTATGTGTATTCACGTAAAGCATTAGCCCTTGACTTACCAATCTCAACTCTGTCCTTTTCACTAAGGGAGTACAGGTCGTTCCACTTAACCGTGTAATTTTCCGTCTTAAGGCTTGGTAAAACGCCGTATTTAAGGAGCATCCCTACAAGTGGGCGTATTATATTAGTCTCCGCGTGCTCCTCCCTGCGGGCTTGTACGTAGGCCTTCCATTCCCCAGCATCCTGCGAACTTGCTAACTCACCACGTTCACTACCTGTTAACACCCGTACAGGTATTCCAGTCTCTGCCGATATTGCTTGGAGTATTACCATAAAGTGTGGAGAGGGGTCGGCAATTTGTTGTGCTAATGATTTTAATTCAACCCCTTCATTTATGAGGATACGGCGTAGATTGTTCTCATACTCCGATATCTGTGAAATTAAATCTTCCCGCCCCTTAGGAGTCATCGTATATTGAGGATCAACTTTACCCTCATACCCAGGACGGGCACCCCGCCAAAACATCTCAGCATCCCCGCCGATAACCTTATCCAAATCCATCAAGCGGTTGTAGATGGATTGTAATCGAGGAATACCGTATATCTCTGATTCTAACGCCTCATCTGTTACGTGTAACATTCGTGAGTGGTGAACCTTTGTCAGTATTGTTGCACCTGTACTGATATTAACCGTTTCAATGGAATACATCAATGGTAATCCAAAACGCTCATCACTTGGATTTGTGACATAGGTAAGTATTTTTGCACTGGTTTCTCCAAAAGGCTTAACATATTTTAAAGTACGAGCCCCCTCCTTTACAGGTCTTTCAAACCCTTCACGTGTGGAAACATCATCAAGTCCAAGTAAAAGAACCCCATACCGCCCAAGACCGGTTAACCTATCAAGTCTAGAAAGCTTTGCTTTTAAACTGAGCTTCAAATTTAAAGCAACCCAGGCCTTTTCAAACTCTGTATCTTTTGTTTCCTCTGATTCAATTAACTCAAGTGGACCTTGCCACGTACCACGAACCGGTCTGTCAATAACAGCCTTCGCAATATCCTGCCGACAATACCTACCGTAATAATCTTCAAATTTTAAATCACTTGTCTGTGGATACCCCAAGGCTTTATAGATATCACGCTCTCCCGCGTATTGCATGCCAAGTGTTGTGGCAAGTTGCATCCTACCAACAAGGTCACCAAGTAATTGGGCGTAGGCTACCAACCCGGCATCTTGTTTGACTATTCCTTTCGTTCGTTCCATCACTTGACAAGTTAATTGTTAGAATAGTTCCGGGGATCTTTCACCCCGGAACTTCTTTACTTAAGCGGCTTTTCGTACACTGCCAAATACCCGCAATTTAGTCACATTATACTCAGGTGCAAAGAATGTAGTCCCGAGATATGTAAATGCGGCTGATAGGACAACCCGCCATACAAGAGACCATATAATGGTGCCCTCTACCAAGTATATTCCAACCCCCTGTAGAATTCCCGTACCAACGGCAACAAGAATACCAGACAGTAGGTTTACCCAACTGAGAGCCCCTGCTGGAGAGTCAGAATGTAGAACGTCAATAAGATTCTTTCCAGAATACACCAATATGGTGCTTACTGCCGTTATTGCGAGAAGAAGGTAATCAATCGGCTGTTGACTGAAAGCCGCGACTACCACTGTTACCAAGGCCATAAATAAGCCTTTAAAGAATTGTTGTGTTGTCATGACAATTTGTTTTAATTAGACAATAAAGGAATATTTTGCAACATTACATGAATTTCATCATCTGGCAAATAATCATCAAATACAAGTGCTTCATCTACCCCATCAATCT